GAGACGTTTGGCAATAAAATTATTTTTCTTATAATTATTTATTATTATCCCTACCTTTTCTCTCAACCACCTAAACAATTAAACCCTACTTAACATCCATTTTAATACTATATTCGCCTATATTTAGTCACTAGCCCAACTAATCTCTATCTTCTTATCATCTGTATCAGTAATACTTAATGTTTGTTTCTCTGTACCATATCTCTTGCTACTGAGCTTGCCGGCTTGCCATTGAACATTTTTGGCATAAACCTCGAGTAGTTTGACTTTTGACATAGGAATATTCTTATCTTCGAGAGCATCCTCAATACGTTCATCGAGACTACTTATGAGCATTTCAATTCCTGCTTCTTTGCTTTTGTAGTAAGCATCTCTGAGCTTATCATCCTTGTCCATCCATTGTCTCCAGACATTGTAACTAATCCCACATTGTTTCGTGGCATTCTTTATTCCCATGCCTTGTTCCAGGAGTATTAATACTTCACGACATAAAGTCTTGCTGTATTTACTTGGTCTACCTACTTTGGTTTGTTTAACTGGTACTGTCATTAGTGTATTGTTATTTCGTTCTTTGGATGAATGATATCGCCATCAGTAGACTCTGACTTCATTGTTTGTGCAAAGTCCATAGCTTCTTGCTCCGATGCAAAGTTGTAGTATCTAATAATTATTTCTGATTGTTCAGTTTCCGGATTTTTAACCATGAACACACTACAAAACAGATCGTCTGCTAAAAGTTTCATTTAATAAATACCTTATGTCCTCCACAGTCAAATAATGCTTATGCTTGTTAATATTGTTGTATGCTTGGATAACATCCTCTGGCTCTAATCCTGCGAAGGAACATACTAACTTGAAGTCTTTACCACCAACCCAATCAAGAGCTTCTTGGTAATACTTACTGTTTAGTCTATTTTGCCAGAGAAATTTATTACAAGCATCAGTTAATCCTTGAACTAAACAAGCAATCCAAAGTCGCTGTTCGTTCATATAAAAAAAAGCCACCTTGCAGATGGCTATAATTGTTGTCGTAATTTATGTGATTATGTATGTTTCTAATGATTTACTAACCATTTGTTAATAGATACAAATACAGAACTACATTTTAAAGTATTCAACCAACCTATCTAATGCTTCTCTTAATTTATCCATTTGTTTTTTAGCCGGTTTATTCTCTACGATCACTTGCCATATTATGTGCCAATGATTACCCAACTCTTTAATGATAAAATGAAACTCTGAATAACTGTCTATGCTACTAACGACAGAATGTTCCTTGCTGCCTTGTCCTAAGTTTTCTTTTAAACTAGCAGTAACTCTTTGTCGTATTCCTGCATTCTCTGATATTTGGTCAAACTTATATCCTGCCCAATATCTTCTACTGTTGTTCTCTGAATTAGTTATATCAAGTAAATTCCTGGCATAGTAGTTTTCTAATACTGATTTATGTTCATGTTCTAATCGTCTACCATCTAAAGCAAATACAATACGAAGTTTAGAGCCATCAACTTTTCTGATTAATCCATCCTCTGTTTTAACTAACTCTTGTACTCCAAAGTCAGATGGTGCTTTAATTTTCTTTTTTCTTTTTGTCATTTTTTAATATTTTTAAGTAGCAGCTAGCACAATAATATTTTTTATATTGCAAAACATGAGCATTTTGCTGACATTGAGAACACTTTACCATCGTTTAAACTCTTCCTCTGTTATTAAGTTTTCTGTTCGCATTTGACGTACCATGTCATCAGATATTGATGTGCTGCGAATTCCTTTTTTTACAAAACCAACATAATCTTTGTGTGATTTCTTTTGTGGTACTCCGAAATTATCTGTTTCTTTTTTTACCGGTAATTCTTCTTCCCACCTCTCATGGTTTAACCATGTAGCAAAATGTGGAATAAACTTTGGATCATCAGCTTGTCTGCAAAGAGCATTATATTTTTCAATTAATGTATCTGGTTGAACGTCTTTTGCTTTTCGTAACCAAAATTTTAGACCTTCACTTTTAGATCCTCGTTTGATTAACAACTGCTCCCATATATTATTATATATAGATACAGATACAGAGTCTTTGCTAGATGTTTGCTTGGCTTTTGCTAGACCACCTTTTTTCCCTGTTTCTTGCCGAATACGAGCAATATCTATCTTATCTTCACGTCTTTTTTTCTGTACTAATTGGTGGTAACGACCATCAACCAATGCAAGTTTATGCGTTATAACCCACATCAGATCCTCTTTTTGTTGTTCCATTATTGCTAAATCATCTGTTGGATCACACACCATTCTAAAGATAAAATTAAAATCATTTGGCAAACCTTTTCCATTTGCTAAACCTAAATGACAAAATAACCTGGAGTATAATCCTTCTTGTTGAGCAGTCATTCCTGCACAACCAGATCTCCAGTCTGCATAGTAAAAATCAATGTAAGGAAATTTTATCTCTTCACTCATAGCTTTCCTTAATCGCTAATCCGATGTAGTATGGAATTAATGGTACTATTGCATTACCAAGTGCTTTAATTCTGTTTACTCTATCTTTGTCCAATCTGTAGGAAATGCCATCAGGTACTCCACGAAGTTCGGACTCAATCTGCCACCAGTTTTCTTTGCATTGTTCATCCCATGTACCTGCTCTCCCAAGTTGCTCTTCCCTCTGTCCGTTAGTGCTGCTCTTGAGTCTTGTGCTTTCGGTGTTCCATACATGGTTAAATAAACTTGACCGGGCAAACCTAGTTGTCTCCCATTCTTTTTTCTCTTTTGATGATATTTTATGTTTGGAGTATCCACTTTGCTCATTGAAGCTGTCGGTGTTTCCCACATTTTCTGTTTCTCTAAAAACAACATCGCATCCGATAGTTTTGCTCCAAAGGTTTTGTGTTTGGCATTCGGATTTTTCTTGCGTAGGAGAAAACTCCCTCTCTTGGTCAACTCCACTCTCTCCGATTGTTCCCCTCCCTCCTCGCATCCGACTGTTGGAGTAGGAAACAATCCATATTCTTTGTCTTTGATGTTTTGCACCGATGCTCGAAGCTGAAATATTAAAGCACCTTGTGGTGTAGCCTTCGCTTTCCAAGTCCTCAAGTATGGTGTCGAGATAGAGTTTAACAATTCCACTAACGTTCTCTCCAATAAACCAAGTTGGTCTTGACTCTTTGATAATTCTAAAAGTTTCTTTCCAGAGATTTCTATTGTCATCTTTTCCTTTTTGTTTTCCTGCTACTGAAAATGGTTGGCATGGAAAACCTGCTGTTAAAATATCTGGCTGTAAATTGTATTCTTGTGGTTTAAAATTTTTAAGATCTTCATAAATTGGAATACCTGGAAATTGTTTTTTTAATACTTTTTGACAAAATTTATCAATCTCTACAAAACCAATTGTCTTAAAATAATTTGTTGATTGTAAACCTAATGCAAAACCACCAATGCCGGAACATAGATCTAAATGTTTAAGCACAAGGCACTTCTTTTAAAATAATTAATGATCGTTTCTTGTAATTAGCTTTTGCTAGATATTGCTTTTGAACTAAAGCATCTACCAAGATATATGCTGCACTTGGAGTTTTATAACCAAGTCCTGCTTGTATATTTCTATAAGAAGGAGATTTATTATTTAATTTGAAATAATTTTGTATGTATTGCTGTGTTTTTAACTGTGGAACAGTAAGATTATCTAAAATGGTAACAGATTTATTGCATAAATTACAAGAAACAATCATAGAACTGTCAATTAATGCTGACAATTTGATTTGTAAAGTAAATTTGTTTAATTAAATTGACATTGTAAATAATTTCAACTAATTACCAATTAATGTTTATAATTGCATTAAATTACAAAGTAGGTATCATTTTATGAATAATCTAATGGTAAAGCAAAAAATATTTAAAAAGAAAACTGATCTTGGACAAGTTTGTTATGATCTAAATGTTGGTGGTAGAGAACTTTCAAGATTATTAAATAAACATGGTTACGATATTTCACATACAACAGTTGCAAATCACTTAAACGGAGATGCAATTAAAGTACATGAATTAAAATGGTATCATCAAGTATTACAAACAATCGATCATAATGTTACTCTTGGTTTGTTATGTGGTAATTCTGTGCCAAAATATCCTTTACTATGGGAGGAAACTAATGATGTTCCTTATTTAACTACTGTTAATTTAATAGAACAAAAACCAAAAGCTGTACTTATGTTTGGTCATGCTGAACAAAAACCTAATGTAAAATGTATTTTAAGTTGTTTATTAGGTAATCAATATTTGCACTTAAAATTTTTTAGCACAATTAATAATTTAGATTTTGATATTGGTTTTGCAGTTATAATAGCTCAAGATGATTTTGCTTATCACGAATATATAATTGAAAATAATAAAAAAAAACAATGTGCCAAAACACTCAATCATGTAACAGGTAAAACAAATAATCGTGATTATAAGAAGATATACCCAACAATATCAATGAATTTTCGTTCTACAGACTTTGAAATTACAGATATATAATAATTTAGTTTACATTGTAAACTTTTGTTGACACTTTCCAAAACTTTCATTAAATAACCTAATATTACATAAGTTGCTCCTTATGTGATGAATAATAACTGGCTAGGTGGCATTTGGTTGAGCAAGTGCCACCATTACACCAGAGAAAAGGTTGTTGTATGTTTAACCCTTTCAAAATTATTTATAAACTGTTGTTGAGGAAACCGACAACTGTTTTAAAAAAAGTTCAACCTCATACTTATACGAGGTTACAATCTAAATTGCTTACAGTTCACATGAAGTCTGTTGAGGACAAATGTTAAGGGGTAAACAATTTTGGTATGGAATTGCTTTTGTGACATTGTGGGCAATTATCATGCTGTACTGTTTTTATGAAATTATCATGGAGATCCCTCTCCCTGTTTAATTTTATAAAAAAAATGCTTGGTGTGGATTTCTATTTTCCTCCTTTCGTTTTAAATAAATCTGCACCTTGCATAATCTACAAGAACAATAAAAAATTTTTAAAAGTCAGTTGGGAAGCTGATGAACACTTAATAGAAATAAATGCCAACAGGTAAATACGAATTAAAAGGAAAAAAACTACCTACTACAACACAAGTAATAGGAAGATTTAAAAATGCTACCGGATTAATTATTTGGTCTAACCAATTAGGTTTACAAGGATTAAATTATTTTGATGAATTAAAAAAAGCAGGAAATACTGGAACTGCCTTACATGATTTAGCTGAACTTTATATATTAAAAAAATATTATGAATTACCAGATGATCCTATTGCTATTCATTGCTTTCAACAATTTGTTGAGTGGTGGGATAGTATTGATTGTGAAGTTATTTGGACTGAGAAAAAATATACAAGTAAGAAATTAAATATTGGTGGCTGTCCAGATTTACTTATAAAAAAAGATGGTAAATATATTTTGGTAGATCTGAAAACTTCTAAAGCTGTCTATTCCGATATGCTTATTCAACTGTCTTGCTATGCAGAATTAATAAAAGAAAATGATGGCATAGAAATAGATAGAGCAGTCATAGTACGATTTCCAAAAGATGATGATGAAACTGAAATAAAGAAATTTTTTAAAGATGATCTTGCTGTTGGTCTTAAG